AATACACGGTCACGGGTTGCAGTCTTGGGTAATCGGTGATATAATTAGTAAGTAAACGTATCTAAAATGTCTATAAAATTAACCCTGTTAAAATCAGGAGAAACCTTAATATCTGAGATGAAGGAATTGGTTGCGGATGAAAATCAAAAAGCACCTCAAGCATATCTTCTTGAAAATCCTCATACAGTAACTACTAGAGAAAAATCTTTTCTAACTGAAGAGGAAAAGGAAAAAGGTGATTTTGGTATTGATGTTATATTAAAACCTTGGATTATTCTTTCTTCCGATAAGAGTATGATTTTACCTACAGACGCTGTTCTTACTATTGTAGAACCATTACCATCAGTAAGGCAGATGTATATAGATAAAAGTGAAGCATTTAAGATAAAGGAGGAGACCAATGAGTGAACAATCAATTAAGTGTATCTTAATGGATGTTGATAACGTTGTTATTGCTGAAGTAATTGAGGTGGATGCTGAGATCGGTGATCCTAATTGCAAATTAATTAAACCATATCTATTCAAGGATATTGATGATATGACACCTTGGAAATCTGATGTTACTAATCAAACTGAATTTATGATAAGATCAGAAGACATACTTACAATTGCAGATCCTACTGGTGTAGTTATTGACAAATATATTGAATTAACTTCATAATGCGATTCTATACAAACGTCCAAATGGTTGGTGACAACTTTCTGGTCCGTGGATACGAAAATGGTAGACACTTTGCGACCAGAGAGAAGTTTTATCCAACTCTTTTTGTCGATTCAAAAAAGAAAACCAAATATAAAACATTGAATGGGGAATATGTAGAGGCGATTGAACCAGGTTCTGTACGTGATTGTAGAGAGTTTATCAAGAGATATAATGAGATAGATAATTTTAATATTTACGGTAATGAGAGATTCATTTATCAGTATATTTCTGATAAGTATCCTGAAGATGAATTGAAGTTTGATATTGATAAGATCAAATTGATGACTCTTGATATTGAGGTTAAGTCAGAGAATGGATTCCCTGATGTAGAGTCTGCTGCAGAAGAAATACTTCTTATATCAATTCAGGATTATACTACTAAACAAATTCGTACTTGGGGGTTGGGTGCATTTAATAATAAGCAAGAGAATGTCATCTATAAAGGTTTTAGAACAGAGTATGAACTTTTAAATGATTTCATTAACTGGTGGATGATTGAGGAGAATACTCCAGAGGTTATTACTGGATGGAACAGTAAGTTATATGATATTCCATATATGTGTCGTAGGATTGAAAGAATCCTTGGTGAGAAGTTAATGAAGCGTATGTCACCTTGGGGTCTTGTAACCGAGGATGAAACCTTTATTGCTGGTCGTAGATATATCTCATATGATATTGGTGGTGTATCACAGTTAGACTATCTTGATCTTTATAAGAAGTTTACTTATAAGGCACAGGAATCCTATCGTTTGGATTATATTGCAAGTGTAGAACTTGGGCAGAAGAAATTAGATCATAGTGAGTTTGATACTTTCAAGGATTTCTACACAAAGGGTTGGCAAAAGTTTGTAGAGTATAATATAATTGACGTTGAACTTGTTGACCGTCTGGAAGACAAGATGAAGTTGATTGAACTCGCACTTACAATGGCATATGATGCTAAAGTGAATTATGAGGATGTATTCTATCAGGTGCGAATGTGGGATACCATCATTTATAACTATTTGAAGAGGAGAAACATTGTTATTCCTCCAAAGAATAGATCTGACAAAAACGACAAATACGCAGGTGCTTATGTCAAAGAACCGATTCCAGGAAAGTATGATTGGGTGGTCAGTTTTGATCTCAATAGTCTGTATCCTCACCTTATTATGCAATATAACATTTCCCCAGAGACCATCAGGGAAACTCGACATACCAGTGCGAGCGTTGAAAGGATCTTAAATAAGGAATGTGATTTTGATGGAGATTATGCAGTTTGTGCGAATGGGGCACAATATCGGAAGGATGTGCGTGGGTTTCTTCCTGAACTTATGGACAAGATGTACGGGGATAGAGTTATATTCAAGAAGAAGATGCTTGCCGCAAAGCAGCAGTATGAGAAAACACCCACGGAAGCATTGGAGAAGGAGATTGCTAGGTGTAACAATATCCAGATGGCGAAGAAGATATCTCTTAACTCTGCTTATGGTGCTATCGGCAACCAGTACTTTAGGTATTACAAACTTGCTAATGCAGAAGCCATTACTTTGTCTGGCCAAGTATCCATACGTTGGATAGAGAACAAGATGAATGCCAAGATGAATAAGATTTTGAAAACTGAGGAGGTTGATTATGTTATTGCTTCAGATACTGATTCCATCTATCTTAATTTGGGTCCTCTGGTTGAGGCTGTATACAAGGGCAGAGAGAAAACTAATGAGGTCGTTGTTGGGTTCCTTAATAAGGTGTGTGAAAATGAATTTGAACCTTATATTGAAAGTTCTTACCAAGAACTGGCCGACTATGTAAATGCTTATGATCAGAAGATGTTCATGAAACGTGAGAACATTGCTGATCGTGGTATCTGGACTGCTAAGAAAAGATACATTCTAAATGTATGGGATAGTGAAGGAGTTAGGTATGATGAACCTAAACTTAAGATGATGGGTATTGAGGCAGTTAAATCTTCTACTCCAGCACCTTGTAGAGCAATGATTAAGGATGCTCTCAAGTTAATGATGAATGATACTGAAGAGAATGTTCAGAAGTATATTAAAGACTGTAGAACTAAGTTTAGAAAACTTCCACCAGAAGATATTGCTTTTCCCAGAACAGCAAATAATCTGCAAAAATATAAAGCATATGCTACAATATATGAAAAAGGAACTCCTATACATATACGGGGTGCATTATTGTACAACTATTATGTCAAAAAACATAAGTTGGATAATAAGTATTCTTTAATCCAGAATGGTGAGAAGATCAAGTTCTGTTACCTGAAAAAACCTAATATTATTCACGAGAATATTATTTCATTTATTCAGGATTTTCCATATGAGATTGGTCTTGACAAGTATATCGATTACGATTTACAATTTGAGAAGTCTTTTGTAGAACCACTTAGGATTATTCTTAATGCTATTGGTTGGAATGTAGAGAAAACAGCAACTCTGGAGGCATTTTTTTCCTAATGCAATTACCTATTAACGACAAAGATTTGGATACAATTATCAATGCTCTTTCTTTAGGTGGAGATACTAGACTCTATTTTCTACTAAAGAATGTTCGTGATAATAATAAATTAAAAGAAAAAGTAACTGCCGAATGTGATATCTAATGTTTTTTGAAAAAGTGAGTCTCGTTACTGGTGGTTTTGATCCTATACATAGTGGACATATATCATATTTTAAACGAGCAAAAGATTTATCCAATTACCTTGTAGTTGGATTAAATACTGAAGAATGGTTGACCCGTAAGAAAGGTCAGTACTTCCAATCTTGGAAAGAACGTGCAGAGATTATTCGCCATTTAGATATGGTGGATGCAGTTATATCTTATGATGATTCTGATGAATCTTCTTGTGAAGGTATTGCTAAATGTTTAGACATTGCACAGACTGTTATTTTTTGTAATGGTGGTGATAGGGGTAAGGATAATATTCCAGAAATTGCTAAGTATGGAAATAATCCTAGAGTAAAGTTTGAGTTTGGTATTGGTGGTAATGATAAAATGAATAGTAGTTCATGGATACTTCATGGGTATTTTGAACGTCAACGTAAATTGTTAGGAATTTAACCATGAGTGGAGATTCAAAAGAACAACCAAATATTTTTTATACAAAGGGAGCACCTTTACTAACTGCAGAATCTTTATTGCAAGAAGGTAAAGTAAAATCTCTTTATCGTATGGCTGATGAACCTGAGAAGGTGTATATACATTTTCATGATAAGGTAACTGCTGGTAATGGTAGGAGAGTAGATTTTCCTGCAGATAAAGGTAAGGTGTGTTGTCTTATTTCCGCATTACTTTTTGAGATGTTGGAGAGTAGGGGTATCAGAACTCATTACTTAGATACTCAAGGACTTGATACTTTACTCTGTACAAAACTAGAGATTGTTCCTGTAGAAGTTATCGTGAGAAATATTACTGCTGGATCAATAGTTAGACAGACTACCTTACAAGAAGGAAATAGATTAGATCCACCTCTTGTAGAATACTTTCTAAAGGATGATGCAAAAGATGATCCATTACTTACACTGGATCGTGTTAAGTTGATGGGTATTGATCCAGAACCTATGAAAGATGCTGCATTAGAAATAAACAATCACTTTCAAATTTTATTTGCCCAGTTGAATATTGATATTGTAGATTTTAAATTGGAATTTGGTTATGATTCTCACGGCGATTTATTCTTGGCTGATGAACTATCACCTGACAACATGCGACTCTGGAAGAAGGGTACGAAGGAGAGATTTGATAAAGATCTGTTCCGAAAAGATGAAGGGGATATTGTCGAAGCCTATAAATATATTTTAACTCAATTGAGGCAGTTTGTTTAATGGAAGAAAATCCTTTTTGGGGTGAACCTACTCCCACTGACCTGTGGGATGACATGGACAGACTTAACGGTCTTTACGAAGAACTTGACTGGGATCATACAGATTACCTAGAGTTTGCAATAGAAGGAAGTCATATTACGATTAGGAATCGCTCACGAGAAGGACGCTAATATTCAATT